AAATACCTTACAAGATTTTAGACACTATTTATAAGCAAAATTATGATACTACCTACATTGTTAAAGATTATAACCAAGCTAAAGAGTTTACTGATAGCATCAGACAAGATAGCAACCTCTTTGTCATCCGAGATACCATCAGCCAAAACCGAATCATCGGCAGGTCATTCCAAGCCAAAATTCAAGAAAAAACCATAACGATTACAAACAACATACAACCTAAACCTAAATCTTCACTGTATTTAGGATTTAGAAGCGATATAAGGCAAGATATGAGCAGAGTGGAACACAACATTAGCCTATCATTTAAAACTCGGCAGAGAGGATTATTTAGCGTCGGTTATGGAATGTCTGGATATTCAATCGGTTATTCATTAAAATTATAAATATGGCAATCAAACAAAATTTAACAAATCCATTACCTGTATCATTTAAAGATTTTAGTAAAAATCCTGTAGTTGGTACAATGTTTTTAGTGATTATAGGCATTAGTGCTTTATATATTGACATTAGAAGCACTTTTCATGAGCAAATTGATAATCAAGGAGCAAAAATTGAAAAATTAGAGGCAAAGATGGATGCTATGGGGCAATCATTAATTAAGTGCGAGAGCGCAATGAGTGGAGCATCTGCAAAGTTAAGTACATTAGAATCGTTAGGTAAAATACAGAAAATCAAATGAGATATTTAGCATTAATACTGCTTTTATCTTCATGTTCTACGGCTGAAGTTGAGCAGGTAAATAAATACGATACTTTATTATTAAAGGTTGCTAAAAGTCAATTAGAGATGGATAGCAATATTGTTGAGGCTACAAAAAAAGAGGCTAAAATAATTAATAAAACTGTGCAAAGCATTATTCAAGACAAAAAGCAAATAGCAGAATTAGTTACTCAGGTAGCTGAAGCAAAAGCAAACACTAGAGTTGAGATACAAGTGCAGACTATAAGGGATACTGTTTTTGTTACAGAGAAGAAAAACTTCTGGGGCAAAAGTAAAAAGGATACATTATGACAGAGTTTTTTAAAGATGAGAACGGAAATCTAAGCATGAAGCGTTTATGCGGATTACTTTGTGTAATTGCCTTATGCGTGACTATGTATCATAACTCATTTAGCGAGGAACATACTGCACCATCAACTATACTTGTCGAATCAGTAGCTTTGTTGGCATTCGGTTGTTTAGGTTTAACATCAGCCGAAAAAATACTTAAAAAGAAATGAAACTATCTACACATTTAGATTTATCTGAGGTTATCAGAAGCGATTCTGCTAAACGTAACGGCATTAGTAATATGCCAACAGGTGAACATATAGCAAACTTTATGCTATTGGCTGAAAAGATTTTCGAACCTATCAGGGAGCATTTTGGCGTTCCTATTCATATATCATCTGGGTATAGAAGCAAAGAGTTAAACGCTAAGATTGGTGGAAGTGCAACCAGTCAGCATTGCAAAGGTCAAGCGGTTGATATTGATATGGATGGCAGTACAAATGGAGTTACTAATGCTGATGTGTTTAATTATATAAAAGATAATCTACCATTCGATCAGTTAATCTGGGAGTTTGGCAATGAGGACAATCCTGACTGGGTTCATGTTTCTTATGTTGAAAAACCAAGAAAACAAATCTTAAAAGCATTTAAAATGAACGGAGCAACCAAGTATTTTCCTTATGCGTAAGCATGAGATAATCAGGGAGTATTTAAAACGATTCCCTGACCATGCTGATTTGACAATGGCAAAAAAGATATATGCTGACCATCCTTTAGTCTGGAAGGGTATTGAAACAGTTAGAAGTTCAATCAGGGCAATAAAAGGCAAAAAACCTGCAAGTATTTGGCATGGAGAGTATAATGATAAATCTTTATATGTCGAAAAAACCTTTAACTACAATCCTTATAAACTCCCAGATTCAGAAGAAAAGATAAGAGAGCCTTATGTTTTACCTGTGGCTGATAACAACATTCTACTGATCTCTGATTTACATATTCCATACCATAACATTCAGGCGATTACTTTAGCTTTAGATTACGGCAAAGAGAATAAAGTAAATACCATAATTATAAACGGTGATTTAATGGATTTTTATCAGATGTCGAGATTTGAAAAGGATCCGCGCAAAAGGTCTATAAAATTTGAGTTTGATTCTACAAAAGCATTTTTAGTCATTCTAAGAGAGGCGTTTCCAAATGCTCAGATATATTGGCTAAAAGGCAATCATGATGTTAGGTACGAGCATTGGCTTATGGCTAAAGCACCAGAGGTGTTTGATGATCCTTACTATCAGTTAGAAGAGAGGTTAAAGCTAAATGAGCAGAGAATCCATCTGATAGGCGATAAAACTTTAGTTAAGGCAGGTAAGTTGCATATTCATCATGGTCATTTATTCTTTCGTGGATTTATGGCACCGGTCAACTCTGCTAGAGGCTTATACTTAAAAACTAAGCAATCTACTATTTGCGGTCATGTGCATAAAATCGCAGAGCATACTGAAACTAACCTAGAGGCTGAGGTTACTACAACCTGGACAACTGGATGCTTATGTGAGTTATCGCCAGACTATGCTCCATTTGCAAATAACTACTCTCATGGCTTTGCGCACATCAAAGTAAATCAGGACAGAGATTATTCAGTTAAAAATTATCGTATTTATAAGGGCAAGATATTATAAAAATAATTATATATTTGCACTATGTATAGAAAACAACTAGAAAATCTAAAGATAAACGAGGTTATGAACGTATTTGCTAACGTGCAGGTATGGCGTAACAATGCAAGTAAATTGCATAAAGAGAGCGGAAAAGTATTCCATATTAAGAATTTAAAGGATCATACAATGATTATCAGACTATTTTAAAAATATATTTTTTATTTTATTGAATTATTAAAATAACTTTTATATATTTGAATAACCAAAAAAAACAAACTATGGAAATTATCATCTTTTTTATTATTATGTCGGCAATACTGATAGCAGTAGCCGGAGTATGTGACTATTTAACCAAGAAAACAAATGGATAACATGATTAACTCAGCACCTATGGGACATAACCTAGTAGTGCATTATGATCGTAACGAGATCAATTACCCTGCAATGCAGACTTGCAGTTCATGCGATGGATGGGGAAAAATATTCTACTCTAATTGTTGCGGTGAGAGAATAGTAAATAACAAATGTACAGATTGTGGCGATGCCTCATTTGAGATGTATGAGCAATGTGAAGAGTGTAACGGAGATGGGGAGGTAGAGATATGAACTTACTAGAGAGATTAAGTCCAAAGCATTTAGAGGTGCTAAAGACTGATGAAGAAAGATTCCCAAACACAATGAAAATGTTAATGAAAGAATTGGCAAATAATAACCATTGGATTGATTTAACCTATCAAAGCATACATACATTATATTTACATTTAGAATTACAAGACTATTCACCAACTTCGGTTGAAAAATTATTTGATTATGAAAAGCATTTGTAGAACAGTATACCCTGATGGTAGGGTAAATGAGTATGAAAATGGCGCAATCATTAAAATAAATTCAGCGCCAAATACTAAAGAATTTAATAAATGGATTAACTTTATTCATAAAAAGAAATGAAAGCAATACTTCAACTATTCCTAGATTTCGGAAATGACTGTGATCTAGATGTAAACAACCATTTACTATTCTATGATCAGGATGATAACATCATTCATATTGAGCATTCAGGAGAGTTGATGATTGAGGATTATTTTGACGGCACTATTCAAGGCACTAAGGATAACGTTCAGGTGCTAGATGGCAGAGAGACAGTTGCTATATTATTTGATGGTGATTATTCACTGGCTTTAGAAACAATTATTGAAAATGGATAAGAAGAAAGATGATCTGGTCATATTCACGATGTTGTTATGGTCAGCTGTTTTATTAATTATTGCATTTATTTTGATTTAAAATATTATTTTTATAACTTTAAACAATGTCCACATTTATTAACCAAAAACACATAGCGTATAGCCTGATGGGAGTGGACACCTTGACGGCATACGCTTTTTTCATTATGGAAAAATCAGAAACAATTACAAGCCTAGCAAAAGCCTTAATAGACTTTCAGGGCAGAGTCCAGAAGATTTCAAAGGATGCTAAAAATCCATTCTTTAAATCAAATTACGCATCGTTATCTAACATTCAGGATGCAATCAGCAAACCATTAGCCGAGTCCGGTCTAGCTTACTCCCAAATGCCTAGCGGAGTGAATGGGTTATGTACTATTTTAATTCATGCCGAATCAGGCGAGTATTTAATGGATTCCTTTATTATGCCAGTCAGTAAGCAGAATGATCCTCAAGCCGTAGGCTCTGCCATTACCTATGCCAAGCGTTATGCTTTAGCAGGAGTATTAGGTTTGAATATAGATGATGATGATGATGGGAACAAAGCAGCTGAGGATTCAAGAGCATGGCTTAATCCTAAAACAGATAAATGGACATCCGTAGTTCAAGCCTTAAAAGATGGATATACAATGGATGTAATATTAAAGAAATACAAGATTAGCACAGATAACCAGACGTTATTAGAAAAGGAGGCTGCAAATGTCTAATGAGTTAGTAGAGTTATCAGGCGTAATGTATGCGCCTGATTTCACAAAGAAACAAGCCGAGCAGACAGGCATTAATTTAATTAACAAACTCTTTGATGATGGCAATCAAACACCTACTCAGTTCTATTCTAACATAGCTAGGTTAAAGGCAGTAATTGATTCAGCAGATAGGACATTTAGAGATCGTTTAAACCTAACTGAGCCTGATAGCTATAATGGAGTATTGTTTACTCCTAAGAACGGAGCAGAGAGCCTTAATTATGATGAGGATGATATTTATGTATTGCTAGAGAATAAGCTAAAGCAAAGGCAGGAGTTATTAAAGACGGCAAGTAAATCAGATGAGATTATATTTGACTCAGAGGGTTGCGAAGTGCCAAAGGTTAGCAAGAAATTTAATAAACCATCAATAGTAATTACCTTCTAATGTATAAGCCTAAAAAGTATCTAAAGATTCCAGATAAGAAGCGTATTGCTTTGACTTTGGAAATGATTGTTGGCAGGGGGGTAACTCCTGCTGATGCAAGTAAATACCTAAACCTATCTATGCCATCTGTTTGCGGATGGATGACAAAATATTGGTTTTATCAAAAGCCAAATAATCCAATAGTATTAATCTTAAAATCAAACGTATGAACATCAAAATTAAACAGGTTGAGGAGTTTTTAACAACAGGGCAACCGCTGACAGTATTAGATTGTTTTAATCTATTTAAGACTTTTGAATTGCGCAAGATAGTTTGCGTTTTGAAAACTAGAGGTTTAAACATCAAAGGTGAATGGCAGACTAATTATCAAACAGGATCCAGGTATAAAAAGTATTATTTAATTAATTAATTTTTATATCTTTGGAATGGTAGCTGACTTCGACAATAAGCTATTAGAAAACATTTATACCCTTGTGGTGGATAGGAGTCGAAGCCTTGAAACCGCAAGGGTATTTTATTTTAAGCAAATGGATAAATTACAATGGTTTAAGTTTACGATTAGTGACTGGGTTATGGGTAAGATCATGCGATGCCCAGAGGTTACTCAAGCAAGGTTTATCTGGTTATGCTGCCAGTATTGGAATAAAGAATGTGTAATGAATTATGATGATGCTGAGTTAGAGATTGAAAAAGAGCATTTAACTATTTTATTGCAGAAGAGAATTATTTTATTAGATGGTGATTATATAAAAATTAAGTTTTTAGATAGCCAACTGATTGATATTTTAGAAGTTAGTAAAGGTAGAAGTATAGCTGCTAAAGCTAAATGGGATAAATTCTATGATAAAAAGACCGATGCAAATGCTATGCAAGTCTATGCAAATGCAGAGCAAATGGATGCAAGTGCATTGCAAAACTCTGCAAGTGCTATGCAAAACGATGCAGATAAGATAAGAGTAGATAAGAAAAGAATATATATACCTTCTCTCTCTGAGGTTGAGTTGTATTTTAAAGATAATGGCTATACAAAAGAATCAGCAATAAAAGCATATAATTTTTATGATGTTGCTAATTGGGTTGATAGCAAGGGTAATAAAGTTAAGAATTGGAAGCAGAAGATGCAAGGCGTATGGTTTAAGGATGAGAATAAAGCTGCTACTTTGCAGTACATAGATTTTAGACCGGGCAACTGATGATTAGGAAATTCAAAGATATTCAGGACTCTCTAATTGAGATGCGTGAAAAAGGAAATCCTAGAGGCGAAAATACAGGCTTTGCTTGTTTAGATGAATTTTATTCCATAAAGGAAGGTTCTTATACGTTTATTCTTGCGCCTCCACATCAGGGCAAATCTGAGTTTGCTTTTGAGTTAGCATTTACTCAGGCAGAGAAATACGGCAAGAAAACATTAATCTATTCTCCAGAGACAGGAAGCACAGAGGACATCTATGCTGAGTTTATTCATAAGTACACAGGTAAACCATTCTACAAATCTATTCCCGGAGCCGTAGAGGATAAACAGTTTTATAATGCCGTAAATTACATAGATGAGATGTTTTCTATTGTAGATAGCGATGAGAGAGCCTATGGCTTTAATGATTTAATAAAATTAGTAAAGGATGAGAAAATAATACTGACGGATCCTTACAATGAGTTAAAGCATGACATGAGCGAGTACGGAAATAGGCAGGATTTATACATAGAGGATTTATGTGGTGATATTCGCAGATACTGCAAGAAAAATAAAAAGCATTGGCTCTTAACTTTGCATCCTGCCAACCAACAAGCATTAGTTGACAGATCAGGTTTAAGATATTATCCTATGCCTATGGCTAGAGAAGCGGCAGGAGGTCAAGCCTTATTCAGAAAAGCAATGACATGGATTAACCTATGGAGACCGCCAACTGGTATGTTAGATGAGAACGGAATGCCATTCGAGGATAACATAACCTTAGTACACATTGAAAAGGCTAAACCAAAAGGAGTAGCTAAAAAAGGTCAGACTAAGCTATTCTTTGATTGGAAGAAAAACAGATATTATGAATTTCCTAAACTTTACGCATTCGAACATGAAAAGTAATTTACAACTAGAGTTAGAGAGTGAAGCATTTGCTTTATACTACCAAGACAAAATAAAGAGTTCTGAGGCATTATTATCTTTCGCAGGTATAATCTGTCACCTTGATGGAGATGTACTCTTATATCGCATTAAAAACGGCTTAAACGAGAAGATTCAGGATGTTATAGATAGGAATGAAAAATTAAAGGACATTTATGACCATTTTTTTATTTTATCAGAGCAGATAGAACAAATGAAAAACATCGTAAAAAAGAATAATGCCAGAATGCTAGAGATGGAATCAGAGAATGAAAAATTAACAAAGTTATTAACCAATTATAAATCATGGGAATAAATGTACTTAGCCTATTTGATGGCATGAGTTGCGGTCAACAGGCATTAGAACGTGCAGGAATAGAAGTAGATAATTATTTTGCATCTGAAATTGACAAATATGCCATTCAGGTTACAATGGCTAATTATCCAAATACTAAGCAATTAGGCAGCGTAGTCAATGTAAATGGCTTTGATCTGCCTAAAATAGATTTATTGATAGGTGGGAGTCCATGCCAGTCATTTAGCTTTGCAGGTAAACGTAAAGGAATGGCAACTAAATGCGAAACAGAGATTTTGACATTAAACCACTATTTGGAATTAAAAGCAGATGGGTATGAGTTTGAGGGGCAGTCGTATCTATTCTGGGAGTTCATGAGGTTGCTAAACGAATGTAAGCCTAAATACTTTTTGTTGGAAAATGTAGAAATGGGCGATAAATGGGAAAAGGTATTGAGTAAAGCAATAGGAGTAAATGGAATCCATATAAATTCATCTTTAGTATCTGCACAGAATAGGAAACGTATTTATTGGACTAATATTGGTATGGAACCTGGCGGATTGTTTGGTGATTTAGTTTCAATTATAGAAAAACCAAAGGATAAAGGAATTTTGTTAAAAGATGTTTTAGAAAACAATGTTGATGATAAGTATTTTTTGAGTGAAAAATTGTTAAATCATTTTAATAATAAATCAAGTTACTCAAATTTTAAATTTGATTTTAAACCAACAGATGGAGAAAAAAAGGGAGCTTGTTTAACTGCTTCAATGGGTAAAATGCCTATAACTCAAGATTACATAAAAATAGATAGGCAGGGCAATGTTAAAAATAATCAGGACAAAGCATCTTCATTAAGCGTTGGAGGTCATGGACATGGCAATCATTCAGATATGGATTTGATAGTACATAACATGATGCCACGTTCAGGAGATCCTACAAAAGGAGGTACAGGACATTTAAGTAGAGCAGATGGCAAAACTTATTGCTTAGATACTGGAAATACTAATGCGGTAGAAATTAAATCTATCATGTTAGGCAGGAGTGAATCATGGGGAGCTCCAGAAAAAGAAGATGGCAAACATTTTACTTTATGCAAAGGTCAGTCACATGGTATAAAATATAATAACGCCATCCGCCGCCTAACTCCTTTAGAATGTGAACGCTTACAAACAGTAAAAGATAATTACACAAACCATGTAAGCGATAGCCAGAGATATAAGATGCTAGGCAATGGTTGGACAGTAGATGTAATTGCACATATATTTAGCTATTTAAAATGACTTAAATATATTTTATACCTTTGTTTTTAAAATTAGTTAACTGAAATAAACTAAATATTTTACAATGGCAGATGGTAGAAAAAACAATAGTGGTACTTTAGGCAATAATGGAGGCAGACCGCCAAAGTCAGACGAAATAGCTTTAATTGCAAGACTGTCCCCAATGGATAACCTGGCGTTGAAATTACTCAATGATAAGTTAGAGGAGGGCGATATGGCAGCTCTTAAAATGTTTATGGAATACAGATGGTCCAAACCAAAGCAAGAGGTTGCCATTGATGGTGATCTAATGTTAAGCATTCCTGCTCCAGTCATCTACAATACTGCGCCACCAATAGCTAACAATGAAAATGACATAGAAGATGTTTAAATGCTCACCTGTCTTTTATAAGAATTATAATTACAAAGAAAAGGTTTTAATAAATCAGGGTGGCACATCTTCAAGCAAGACCTATTCAATCATGCAACTG